AGGCTAACCCGCTGGCTGTCGAAAAGGTCAGCATATACTGGATAGTGTCCAGCTTCGCCCGCTTTATCCAAAACGCCATCGTCCACGTTGTATCCGTGCTGGTCGTGGCCCGATTCAGATACGCCGCTGTCCCATCAAACCGACAGGACTTGGTGACTACCTCGTCATCGGCGGCAGGTCGCATCAGGAGTGAATTGGCAGATCCGGGTATCATTATTTCACATCAAGCAAAACCTTGGCAGCAATGCGGGTTGCAGATTCAACGTAATAGACCAGTACATCCACTGCTGCTGCTGTGGTGGTTAGGGTTGGGATAGAACCGCCGATGAACTTCCAGTAGGAGGAGTATGTCAGGAGTCTGCTGCCGGAACCGTCTTGTGTAAGGACGATGGCCCCGCTTTGTCCTGCGGTGAGGTTGGTGGGGTTTATGAGCTTCGCTGTCGATGATAAAGTTATTTCGTAGTTGTTCCCTAGAGCAAAGTCAAGTGTACTGCCGCCTGTGCTTCCAGAAACAATCTCGTCTGGGGTGGGCGTTGTGTTTGTGTAGAGAGTTATCACCGACCCCCTTTGGGCTACACTGAAACTCTGCACTGCACTCGTTACCGCATTGTTTGCGGCATGAGCCATGACATCCGTGCCAATCGCCAACCCCAAAGATGTTCTGCCTGTTGCTGCTACTAGGTCTGTCGTCCCACCATCCCATTTGGTGTCTGTGTTGGTATCAGTATCAGTCCAAGGAATATTAACAACTGCTTGGTCGCTAGAATTTAGTTGTATGCCGTAAGTTCTACTCGCTGTAGCAGATACAGCCTCTGCCGTAACAGATTGCTCTGTGTCATCTTCTATTTTTACAAGCCCTAAAGTACTAGAAGTTGCAGCACTGTAAGTTGTCCCGGCAGCACTTATAGTTACGTCATTCGCATTGCTGGTCAGAGTAACATTGGTTCCCTCTTTTAGAGACTTAAACTCTAGGTCAGCAATGTTCTTGGCCTTGAACACCCCGACCTCTGTGCCAGACCCGCTTGTAACATTACTCGCAGTGTTTGCCTCTCCACCACTTGCTCCCGGTGCAGCAGCCCACACCGCGTTGCCACTGGAATCCTTGGTTAGCACATGATCCTCTGTCCCGCCAGATACCTGAGTCAAGGCATCTATGGACGCTTGAGCAGTTATCTCTCCAGTCCCTCCGGCTGTGATTGCTTGGAGGTGGCTGCTGGTAGCCAGACTCTCTTGCAGCCTAGTAATGGTAATCTTCTTGGTGGAACCCGCAGCGGACTGGGCGGAGTCACTCACATCCACAACCGGGACATAATCCCCACCAGCAGGAATTGCGTCGAGTGTGCCTAGATCGGTAATCTTTTTTTCAGCCATCTAAATCCCCCATGCTTGTTTAATCTGTTTCTTGGTGTAATCGCTTCGGAAGGATGACCCGGCACATTCTTCCCGGTAGTATCCCCGCTTCACCTTGTCTACGAGGCTTCTGGAAAGTTTGTTCCCGATTGAGACTGAAGCAGGAAGTCTGCCCCTGACAAAGAGTTTGCCGTTACGCCGGATGTCCCGTGTACCCATCGGGGCAATCTCTTCGAGTGTCTCCCCGTCTCCTGCTATGAAAGTGTAAATAGGCATAGTTTCATCTTCCCTGAAAGAGAGGTGGGACACCGTGTTTCAGATGCCCCACCCCCTTGTTTAACCTATCTTACGCATACGCAGACTTGGAGCGATGCACAATGAACCAGTTGGTATTCAAGGCTTTAGCGCAATAAAAGAGCTTAAAACCTATCGTAGTCAGTTGGTTTAGGGGATCACTCTTGTCAGGCGTATCAGCGATGACAATCTTCGGACTCATCGGACTGTCGCCAGCCAGAGAAGGAACCCCGTAAGAGTTCGCACCCGTGATGATCGTGCTGAAGACCGTGCCAGCCGCATTGAACGCACCCTTGGAGCCTGATGCTTCCTTGTATGGGTTGGTAGCCTCGACCACTCTGACACCGTGAATGGAACCAGCCTCGCCCTTATACAGCGGTTTTACATCGCTATACTTGTGCGCTTCCAGCCAGTCATTGTCATTCATCAGGTCGCGTGACACTTCTGGAGCCATCACCGCAACGTAACCCCCGTCAATCATGGGAGCGCGGTTTATCTTCAGGTTAGTGCAACCGTCCAACAGGTCAACCGCCGCGAAGTCCGCAGCAGTCGTCCCGTCAGCGTCCAACTCAGCAGACGTAGTACTCGCGCCCGACCACCGTTTTGTGCGGCTGTCAGACTCGTCGGTATCCCCGTTATTCACGAGTTCATCCCGGATCAACGTGTCAGCTTTTAGAGCAGCGTCCTGTCCCGCAGTTACCGTTGCTTGCTTCAATGTGCCGAGCAAGTCAGTGGCACTCATCAGGTCAGTCACACCGATCACCTCGCCCAGATGAGCAAGGGTAGCGTCAACCGTGGTCATCTCCAACACACGGTAATCAGTCGGAGCAACTCCCTCGGTCAGAGCAGCCATTGCCCCAGTCGCGGTAGTCGTAGGTTCGCCATACTGGAAGAAACGGATTACTTTAGAACCCGCATTCTTCGGCAGTGTGGCCTTATTAGCAAACTGGTCGAGCTTCAATGCCTGTACAGCATAGTCGAGCAGTTTCTTGTCAAAAAACGTCTGGAACTGGTCTGTTAGTCCTGACGTAGTGGTAGTATTATTAGCCATGTGGTATTAGTCTCCTAGCCTCCTATCATAGGTTGTCCCTGTGAGTCATACTCGGCAGCAAGCCTTTCCAGACGTTTCATCTGGTCAGCCTCATCCATCGCGTTAAACGATGTGTCGCCGGGTCTGCCCGCTGGTGGACTACCCCCGATACTCAGCTTTGATTTGTATTCTTCCACTTCTAGTTGGCTCTTCTCCAAGTTCTCCTTCAACGACTTCACCTCACTCTGCTGGCTTTGCATCTTGGCAACCTCCACTGCATCCAGTATCCCATCAGGGTAACTGGCCAGAAAAGGTTTGTCCTCAATGAGCTTCATCACTCGCTGGTGTAGGTCTGAGGTGCGCGTGTTCAAGTCAGGATTAGCCTCCGCCACCTTCTCAAAGTTGGCTGACCACTTCTCCTGAAACACTGATGCATCCGCTGCCTGTGCCCGTTGCTGCCCCTCGGTGTTTACCGTGGTAGCTTGTTTCTTGGCCCAGTCAGCCTTGTCATACTCACCCTCTTCCTCCCAGTTCCGTGCCGCACGTTCATAGTCCTGCGAAGTGTACCCCTCCCCGTCTTTGTAATCGTCGGTTTGCTGGGCCTTGCTCCGCTCAAACTCCGTGCGTTCCTGCTCAAACGCAGCCTTGTCAGCATCGAAGGAGTCCTTCTTCTCGTTCAGCTTGTTCCAGCTTTTATCGAGTCGAGAATTGTCCTTCTCAGCCTTGGTGGGCTTTGTCGTCTCTGGTTCGCCTGTCAAAGAACCCGCGTCCTCCGCACCCACGGAAGACTCAGTTTCAAGAGTCTCACCTTCCTGCTCCGGTGGAGGTTGCTCCTCTGGTTCTGCCTCCGGTTTTCTCTCCGGTTTATCCAGTTCCCCTTGGTCAGCAGCGTTAGCCAACTGTTCCAAGTGTTCCAGTGTCACTTCCTCTGTTTCTGTAGCACTGTCTTGCGCTACACTCTCGGTGCTTTCAGGTGTACTCATTTCATTAACGTCAGGATGATTCAACTCAGGGTCTGTGCCATCCTTACACAGTCCTGTATTGAGGCCAGTTAGATCGTGTCAGCAGTCGGTTCCTCGCTCCCTGCCACACGCAGTTATGGACGGTATCGTTCAAGGTCGGAGGAGTCGTCCAAGTCACTCTCCACCTCGGGTATTGACTGTGTTTGTGCCAGAGTCTCCAGCGCACTCACTGCCATGTTAAATCCAATAGCACATCCACAATGATATGCCAAATCTTTTTTCTCACGAACCGCTGCTGCATTATTACGCAGGGTCAGGTTCAGCAAGACTCTCTTTAGTTTCTTCCCGGTTTCAGTAGCAAGGAATGACTTAAACCTTTCCTCGTCTTCCCTTGTCCACTCAGGCTCCTCCACCCAAGTCTCATTCCGTCCCCATAACCATTTCCTCAGTCTGTTCAGCATTGTTGTTTTCCATTAGTTGTTTTCTCAGAGCCTTGGCAGTGTTGGGGTCTGTCTCTTCCAGTCCACCCAGCAACCCTTCCAGACGCTCTGAGATTCGTTGTTGTGCCATCTCACTCAAAGGCTCACCCATTGCCTCGCGCTGCTGCATATATCCCAGCAACACCTGTAACCGGAGTCCGTAGTTCATACCCTTCCTTACTCTGGCAGGGTAGCCCTTCTCCAGTATGGTAATCTTGTGTGCCTCATCCTCTGCCTCATCCTGTTCCTTGAATTGCGGGTCACGGATCAATCGCTTGACCAGTACCGGGTCATCCAGTTCCATGATGCTCTTGTCCAGTTCCACCTGATCCACCCAAGGTGCGCCAGCAAACAACTGCTTCCGAGTGATTGCCTGTTGTAACTTCAGTCCACGGCTCACTCCGTCCACTCCACCCTTGGGCTCAATCACATAGTTACTGTGGAG